TCAAAAGTCATGCGGGAACCGCCAACGGATCTTCAAGGCACCTTTTCCAGAGAGCCAATAACGTTGCAGGGCCGTGGGCATCCCACGTACCGGGTTCGGATCTACCATCAGAGCATCACCTCCCCTCGTTCACTATGGCCAGCTTGCATCTACATGACACCACAAGCTCGGCTGGCGCGGTGGGATCACCTGGGAACATCATCGGGAACCGGTCGACGTAGAAGGGCATGAAGATGTTGACCGCCGTCCCATCTACCTCACGATGGGCGCCTCTGACCTTTTCGTCCGTCATGGTGTTCCAACGCTTGCGTAGCACTCGGCCAGTAACGCGAGACTGCTCCATGCCTGCGGCTAAGGTGCCCGCCGCTCTGGCACGGGTAAGCTCAGTGATAGCGATCACTTTGGCACGGTTAGGCCAGCGCTCACTGTCGGTGTAAGAAAGCACATGATCCACCCGAGCTGCCACCTGGTCAACGGACTCACCGGCGTTCACTCCATCCGTGATCTCCGCGAAGATGAGATCGGCAACTTCGTCCGGGATCCGGACCAGCAGGCTCTCCACCTGAGCTAGGTAGGTGACCACGAAGGCATGCCGGGACACCGGGGGGACCTCGGTTGCCTCGCTCCAGGCGGCTAGCCCGATCTTGCCGATCTCGGTCAAGATCGTCTCGACCTCAGCGTCCCAGGCCGGCTGGAGCCGATAGACCGCGGTGGGATCCGGCATGAGTCGGTACGCCCGCCAGGGCGCCATCACGACATCCCTGGCTTTTCCGAGCCAGCGACGCAACGCCCCGGAGGTCACCTCGAAGAGGTGACGCTCATCGCGCTCCCGCTCAGCCATGCAGCAGCCCTCCGCGCGAAAGCATCTCCCAGAGCAAGCCAGCCTCATGCGGATGCTGCTTGGTCAACAGGGTAGAGCAGTACCGGTGCAGGGTACCGGCCAGCACCGGGTTGGCCAGCTCGGGCATCTCCAGGTGCTGCGAGAGCACCGACATCTGGTCCCAGGCGCCGGCGAGGAGCTTAGTCGCCTGGTCGTCACTAGTCACCAGCAGCCGGGTATGCAGGTCGTAGGCGGGCACATCGGCCAGTACCCGATGATGGTTGCCGGCCAGCCGCTTCCCGGCCACCTCCAGCGCACGCAGAACCGCCATGTTGGCCACCGCGAACACCGCCTGCTCCTGGGAGACACCAGCGGAGGCAACCCGAGCGGGTGGTTGGCTGCTGGCGTTGGTGGACTGCGGGCCGCCGGGGGTGTTCGCCGCGGAGGAGTTCACCGGGATCGGCGGTGGGGTGCTCGGGGTGATCCCGGTGGGTGGCGCGGGAGGTGGCGGAGGTCCGGCGCCAGGCATGCCAGGGGTGATCGCCGGGGTGACCACGGCGTCCGCGGGCAGGATCTCTTCGGTGAAGCCGGCCACCCTGCGCACCGCGGCCACCTGGAGCAGGGCCGGGTCACGCAGCATCAGCTCACGAGTGAACCGCTTAAGGTCCTCCTCCTTGCTGGGAGCTGCGGAGAGGGGGTAGTCCCCCTCCAGGAGAACGGTGCTGCCACCGACCACGCCCTCCTTATAGAGGGTAATGGTGTCGGCCAACCGCTGCGGACGTACCACTAAGGGAGCGGTGTCGAACCAGTAGCAGAAACGCTTTGGGTCCTTCTTAATGGTCTTCAGGGCTGGCGCCATATAAGCCGTAGTGACCGCGTCACAGATCCGGGTCATCAGCGGCTCGATGTGAATCTTGACGTTCTCCGTTCCAACGTGCCAGGCTGACCAGTGATTAGCATCTCCGGTGCCGAGAACGATCTCCGGTGACATATCCATGGCCAAGGCAAACCGGCGGATAGCTTCCACTCGTAGATCAAGTGCCTGCTTGGAAAGTTCCGAGGTGAACTGAATCAGCTCGGTCTTCCCCAGCGCGTCAGTGGGGAACTCGATAAAGATCGGCACCACGCCAGTGGCGGTACCTTCACCTAGTCGAGGAGCCGATCCAACTCGCAGTAGCATATCGGTCAAAGCCTCTGCCCCCGAGATCATGATGCCATTTTCGTCCGGGAACGAGGCTTCCTTAGGAACTGGCAGCAACCCGGCTGAGATCAGTCGAGAGTCGATCTGGGCGAACACGTAACGGGTGAGACGCTCGATCTCCCAGAGCATCGGCATCGCCGCTCGGGTGGGAGAGTCCGCCCACAGTGCCCGGCGCGGGTGCGGGGTCCATACCCGGATGACGATGTCTCGCTCCAGATCCAATGGGTCCTTAGAGCCATCGGGGTTCAGTTGCCAGATAGCGCCGGACCAACGCTTCAGCTCAGAGCAAGAAACCACATACCATTCATCAGTCTCATTTCGCCCGGTCCCTCGACCGACAATGTAGGCATCTCCAGCGATCGTCAGGTTAATCCCTATCATCCGGAGCGCTTCAGCTTTAGCGGTGGGCGAGCCGAACAAGGTATCCGCTAAGGCAGCCACCTTGGGGTCATCGGTTTCCTGCTGGACCCGTCCATTCTTATCCACCTCAGCGACATAGATACGTACCCGGGAGCAGGCAGATCCAATCCAGTTGGCCGCATATCGCAGCTCGCCGATGACATCATAAAGCCGCCACGCCTCTTGTTGCCAGGCGTCGTCACCAAACTTATATGTCTGCCAACCTTGTCCATTGAGTTGCCGGATCCGTGCAGCGGAAGCAACCAGACTCTTGGGCTGCACAGGAAGGGCCGATGAGGCAACGAGGTCCTTCGATCGGCGAAAGGCCATGAGCTACTCCCTATCCGTGTAGCTGAGAATCATGGCGGCTACCATTGACCCGGCGGGGATGGAGAGAATGGCCATGAGCCAGGTAGTGGGCCACAGCACTGCAACCGGCATTATCAATGCGAACCACATTGACATACACCAAGGGGCGCAATGTACCGCCCTGGTGACTAGCGCGTCCCGACCGAAGCGCTTGACCACCCACTGGCGAAAACCCAGGGTGATGTCATCGTCGACAAGGTGCGACAGCCGTGCCACCGTCAAGGCGGCCAAGATCAAGGTAAGAACGATCACCTCTATACTCTAAACGGAAATTTCCCGCAAGAGGTAGATGTGAGACTTATCCTGACATTTGTCTATACCCAGGGGTAGGAGTTGTGGAATCCTACCTAGGCATGAACCGACCAAGATCATAGAACTCGTTGTCCATGCGGAGCTGGTACTGGCCCGGGTCGCCCACCTTCATGATCCTCTTCTCGCCAGCCATCAGACGCAAGCCCGCATGCACCATGGCGTCCATCCGGTCCGGAGACTCTCGGGTCGATTCAGGATCGAAGAGGACCATTTGATTCTCCAGCGCCGGGAAGGTGCCCACCATGTGGAGGCGGCCCTGCTCGTTACGCATGGCTACCGGCTCAGCCCGAGTCTTCTTGCCATGCTTGGCGTGGATGGCGGCCATCGGGGGCGAGGTTCCTCTCGGAAAGAGATTAAGCTCTATACACTCCTGGTAGGCGTCCTGGAGCACCTCTTGCAGGTACCGCTTCCCCAGGTTCTCTTCATACACAACCAGGTCGGCCTTCCATCGGGCACAGGCCCGCCAGATGGCCATGGCCGCGGTCCGGCCAGACTGCTGGACCGTGGCATCTTCCAGCACATACATATGGTTGTCACTGGTTCGACACATCACGATAATCCCGCATTGAGCATCTTCACCGGTGAGGTTTGGGTCGACCCCCACTACGGTCGCGACGATGTCACCAGGAACCAGCTTCACTCGGTATTTGCCTATATCAGCCCGGTTGAATAGGCCACTACCCACTAGCTCCAGCAACCTGCCATACAACTCCTGCTCGCCCAAGGTAGTGCCGGCGTAACGCAGGCGCAGCTCCTGGAGTACCAGTGCAGATAAGTTAAGCGCGTTATCGAAGGTGGAGCCCCCCATCACATGGACAGTGGAGTCGTTTCGTTCCACCCATTCCTGGAGCAGCTTGATTGGCTTAGGTGTAGTGGTGGCGAAGCAACGAGGATGATCGTCAACGAGATCAGTACGTAAGGAGGGGAGAATGCCCTCATACCAGGACTCGTAGGGCTTCGGCCACTTCGCTAGCTCATCACACCAGGCACCACTGGCGTTGTAGCCACGACCTACATCCTCGTCATCGGCACCCTCGGCGTAGATCTTTGCCCCATTCGGGAACAGCACCATGGGGCGTGGAGACTGCTTGTACCGGTAATCGATGCTTCTGCGGTTGAGCACCCGGAGCAGCCCGGCCGGTCCCTCCATGCAGATGGTCCGGGTGTCCGCCAGGGTTTCTCCGATGAGCAGCCACTCGGTGGGCGTACCATGTCGATCGAACGGGTGCTTGAGCACCTGCCCAACTAGCCATTCACCTCCAGCTCGACTTTTTCCCCAACCTCGGCCGGCCAGTGCGAGACAGACCAACCAGTTGCCAGCCGGTGGAACCTGCTCAGGGCGGGCTACATACCACCATTCGCCACGAATCATCTCTTCTAGGACATAATCCGGCAAAGAGGCTATCCACTCTTCCCGTGCATGGCGGGGGAGGCAAGCAACCCGTTCTGCTAAAGATAAGCCCATATGTCAGTATCCTATGGGTAGGTTGCATAGCCCCCTCACCTCGGGAGTAGTGTTGGCTCCGACAGGCCCGCCCGCGTATCTCGCCATCTCCTCACCCCACAAGGACCCATCGTGACCAGATTGAACCAGGTTGTCGCCTTGGAGAAGGGTCTCAAGGCCCGTACCAACCTTGAGCTGACCCGCCTCTACCGCCTCGTGCAGGACCCGCCCAAGCTGTCCGGACTTTCGCGCACCTACCTCCCCAGGGACGACGAGGGGGACCGGCTCCCCCCGGAGAAGACACAGGTCCAGCTCAGCGCCGAGGGTCTCCTGCGTGAGGTCAACGAACGGCTTACCGCACTATTTGACCTGACCCTGACCAAGGATTGCGGCAACCTCGGCGCTCAAGCCGACATCATGGTCGACGATGTCATGATCGCCACCGCCGTCCCGGTCACCTATCTTCTCTTCCTGGAGAAGCAGCTTCAGGAGCTGATGGTCTTCGTCAAGAGCCTGCCAGTGCTGGACCCGGCTGAGTCTTGGAGCTGGAACCCGGCCTCGGACTGCTTCGTCTCCGAGCCCACTTCAACCACCAGGTCGAAGAAGGTGCCACGTAACCACGTCAAGGCAGAGGCGACCAAGGAGCACCCGGCCCAGGTGGAGATCTTCTACGAGGATGTGATTGTCGGCACCTGGACCCTGGTTAAGGGATCAGGCGCCATGCGCCTGACTCGCGTACGTGCGGTTCAAACTCGTCTCATTAAGCTCCTCGATGCGGTCAAGGCAGCCCGGGAGGCCGCTAATATGAGCACGGTGGTCAACCAGACGATCGGCTCCCAAATCTTTGGCTACCTACTTCAGCCCGACATGGGCCTGGAGTAGTCAAGACACTGCTGGCCTAGCACTAGGTAAGAGCCCATCAGTAGGACAGGGGATGGCCCCCAGGGGTGGAGGAGCCTGACACCTAGTCGAGTGCCCTGAGGCCGGGCCGCCAGCACCTAGACGCCCCCAAATGGGGGCTGGACGCAAGTTGACAACTCAATCTGATCAATTAAGTTTCTACCGTCTTGTCCAGTGGAGGTTCGACTCCTCCTCACCGCGCCACCTGCGGTGGTAGCCCAAATCGGCAGAGGCAGCAAGCCGGTTATGTCAATCTCTTGTCCTAAAACTGAATAACACTCCGTCAACACCAAATCGACCTGACGCAACCTAATACTTCGAGGTCGCTGGTTCAATCCCAGCGGGGGCCGCTAACTCTGGTAGTCCGAGACGGCCACTGGAGTTCGGTGACAGTACTCCCCCAAGGTACTGTCACCACTTTGGCCCCCTAGCTCAGTGGTAGAGCGCGAGTCCGTAGATCTAAGGTGCGTTCAACTGTGTTGGTGACACAAGCGGATCATCCAATGTTGGGTAATGGCAGCCCAACGGCCTGCAAAAGCCGTGAGTCCAGGTTCGAGTCCTGGCGATGGATAACACTTAGAGGACCGGTCGCCGGCTATGCGGCCGGTCCTCGCCATCTTGACCTGTGCAGCACTAGGCTCACCCCCAGGAGAAGAGGTCAGTGTTGTCCAGCGTGGAGGAGCAGATCGAACACGGGCGTACCGTCGTGACCGACGGCGGCTTACGCATGCTGCGGGAACGCCTTGGTCTCACCCGTGGTGCCATAGCCGACATGCTCCAGACGGACGTAGTCACTTACACCGGATGGGAGAAGCGGCCTGACACCGCGCTCTGGCGTGCTACCGCCGCCCGGATCGGGCGATTCCACGTCGCAGCCTGGCGGGCGCTGGGGAAGCTCGAAGAGATTGAGATGGATATCAATCTCTTGCATCCGCTCCACGTCGCGGCCAGCGTCACCGGGGTACCGCAAGAGGTTCTGCTCCAGTGGTACCGGGAAGATCGACTGCCCGGCGAGGACCTCGGAGTGCTCGGGGTCTGGCTTTATAGAGACAACCTCGGCGAGGTCAACCAGATCGGTGACTGGGACTGATGCAGTGCTCAGCTTGTCATGAGGATCTACCCCCTGCCTGGGCAAACCTTGGTGCTCATCCGCATTGCGTGTCTTTCGATGACCCTTGGGACACTGACCCGCTCGCAGCTCGGATCAAGTCAGAGATGATCAACATCATCCAATGGTCCGAGCGAGAGAGTCCTCGAAGCCAACAGGTGGAGATCGGCCCTTCCGAGCTGGGTGATCTTTGCGATCGTCGGATCGGCTATCGGATCGCCGGCATCCCTCATATCAACACCGAAACCGACCCTTGGGCCGCGTTCGTAGGCAGCGCCATCCATAGCCGACTCGCTGACGGGATCAATCGATGGGTCCAGGCTACCGGTGACCAGGCCTGGTACCCCGAGAAGCCAGTGGATATCAGCTCACTGGTGCCTGGTACCACCGATGTCTATCGTGAAGACATTGCCTGCGTCATTGACCATAAGGGCGCATCTCTGGACGGGATCAAGAAGATCCAAAGAAGTGAGCCACCGCACCGACACCAGGTGCAGGTACAGTGCTATGGCCTGGGATGTGAGCAGCTCGGGCTGCCGGTACGCAAGGTCGCCTTAGCCTACTATCCGCGCAATGGCTGGCTCCGTGAGATCTATGTTTGGACCGCAGACTATGACCGAAGTGTCGCGGAACGAGCACTGGCTCGACTACACGAAATTGCCACCCAGGTTGTCGCCTTAGACGCATTGAACATGAGTCATAGGTGGGAGGATGTGACCGCGTTCCCATCGAATGACTGCGGTTTTTGTCCCTGGTACGACCCGGACCGTGACCTGGAGCGGGGGGCCAGCGACAAGGGCTGTCCCGGACGGTAGGCTCAGCGCTGGCGCCGCCATGGGGCATGGAGCGTTCCTCAGCTGAGGTTGAGGGGCACCCTGCCTTGAGGCAGCCTAGGGGGGCTCGGTAAGCCATGGCCTCGGCCGAGTCCCCCACCAACCTCACGCACAGGGTAGGAGCAGTAACGTGACAAACCCGTACCAGTTCGACGAGCCGGACGAAGTAGGCGGTTCCCGGTTAAACCCAGTAGATATCATCGGACATCTACTCTTGGTCTGGGCAGTGGACTATATCGAGCACTCGCCCACAAAGTTCAGCAAACCCGACAAACCTTCTGATGTGATCGTGGTCGATGTCGCGGACCTCGACCTACCCGACGAAAACGGGTACGCAGGGTTCCTGTGCCGGGAGTCTTGGTGGCGCCAGGCACGCCTCATCGGTGCCCTCCGGCAACGGCTGGACGTTCCTCGCCCGGTCTTGGTGCACATGGCGATCGGCCAGGCGACGGTAGGCAACCCACCTTACGAGCTGCATTCGGCCAACGGGTTACCGGAGTGTGTCGCCCGGGCGCAGGCGTGGATGGCGGCCAACCCGGATTTCCGTAAGAGCGTGCCTCGCGGCAAGACTGCTGTCTCTTCGCCAGCTCCAGCCCAGCAAGAGCCTGTTCAGGTCACGTTACGTGAGCCCAGCCTGCTGGAGCGGCTCGCGGCTCAGGCCGCCACGGGTGCGGAGCGTCTCACCGCCGCCTCCTCGCCGTCCCCAGCGGCACTCCCAGCGGCGCGCCCGTTGCCTCCCCCCCCGCCCTCGCCCCCACCTGCTTTTACCGACGAACCACCGTTCTGAGAACGGTCCCGCCAAAACCAAGATCCCCCAGTTGCGTGGCTGCGACTGGGGGATCTTGGTCTTTGGAGCCAACGGGCAGGCTGGTCCTAGTCCAAGGCCGACCCAGGTGTCATGATGAGCTACCGACTCTTACGGCACCCTGATCTTGAAGGCCCAGAAGGAAGGGGTCCCCCCATGTCGTCTAGTCAGAAGGGGACCCCTACTAGGGAGGTACAACTATGACCATAGCAGATATTGCCCAGATCTGGCGACAGGCTGGCGTGTCAGTTATCCCCATTCGTCCCAACCGGCAGAAGAAACCGGCCTTGGACCAGTGGAAGGAGTATCAAGCCCGCATCCCCTCCCTGGACGAAGTATCACAATGGTGGGGGAACGGACATCCCTACGGAATCGCCCTTATCTGTGGCGCCGTGTCGGGCAACCTGGAGATGACCGAGATCGAGGGCCGTGCGGTAGACAACGGCTCCTTGGGTCGGATCTTGGCCGCACTCCAAGCCTTCGGAGCAACAGAGATCTGGGACCGCCTCGTCGCCGGCTACTCGCAACAGAGCCCATCAGGTGGACTGCACCTGTTGTACCGGATAGCTGATCATCTAGTTCCTGGCAACGAGCAGCTGGCCAAGGACTCCGACGGAGTGATCCTGGCGGAGACCAGGGGTGAGGGTGGCTACGTGATTGGTGCCCCCTCTCCGGGGTCCTGTCACCCCAGCGGGGAGGGCTGGCTGCTGGCCAGTGGAATGTACGGAGAGCTTCCCACGCTGAGCTGGGCTGAGCGCACCCTGCTCCATCTGGCGATCAAGGATGCACTGGACCAGACACCTTTGGTCCAGCCAGGCTCTGGTGTGTGGAGTGACTTACCGTCCCCAAACCTTCCGAGCCGCCTGCCATTGCCCAGCCCAGCTGGGCGACGGGAGAGCCTGAGCCCTGGTGATGACTTTGCCCTTCGGACGGACTGGGCGGAGATCTTGCGGCCAGTGGGCTGGCGGCTGGAGTCGGTCCGCGGTGGCGAACGGATGTGGACCAGACCCGGCAAGAACCCCCAAGATGGTGCCTCCGCCTCGACCGACTACGAAGGGAAGCCCGGACTATATGTCTGGTCCACCTCGACCGGGCTGCCCACAGAGGAGCCGCTGTCCAAGCTGTTCGTGCATGCGTTCTATAACTTCCATGGCAACATGTCCGCAGCGGCTCAACAGCTCGCCCGGTGTGGGTTCGGCTCGAAGGTCGCCCTTCCGGCACTGCCTAGTTTGCCAGGATCAGACGACGAACCCGGCACGGATGAGGACCCTGGGTACTTACCTAACGACAGTGGCAACGCCCGCTACCTCTGGGACAAGGTGCGTGGGCGCTATCTATGGCTCACTGAGCAGAAGCAATACTATGGCTGGGACGGGCAGATCTGGCGAGCAGACAAGAAGTCCACTTTGGAGCACCAGTTTCTTCTGATGGCCGAGGAGAAGGCTCATCAGTCCCGAGGAGGCGAAGACTCCAAAGTGGAGAAGCGGTGGGTCAACGCGGGTAACGCCACCAAGATCGACGCTGCCCTTCGATGCTTGCGGACGCTGCCGGGGGTAGCGAAGGAGGCCAGCGAGATGGATCCGCATCGACACCTGCTCAACGCCCGTAACGGTGTCCTGAACCTGGAAACGGGCCAGCTCCAGCCCCATGAGGCGGGCCTGTTGATGACCCAGATGCTGGGCGCCACCTTTGACCCGCAGGCCACCTGCCCCCGGTTCGAGCAGTTCATGGTAGATGTCCTGCCTGATGAGGCTATGCGCTCCTATGTCCAACGCGCTCTGGGCTACAGCCTGCTGGGTGATGCGGACCAACGAGCCATCTTCATGATCTATGGTCCTTCTGGTACCGGGAAGTCCACCCTGATGGAGGTCATGCGCGAGGTCCTCGGTGACTATGCCACCACCGCGCCCGCGGGGACATTCAGAGCAACCCGGGACAAGGGGCCGAGCAATGACCTGCATCGGTTGCAGGGCAAGAGGTTCGTCTCCACCAGCGAGACCGCCGACAACGCCTCCTTCGACGAGGATCTCATCAAGCGGCTCACCGGCCGGGACCGGGTCAGCTCCCGTGAGCTGTACCAGGAGTACCAGGAGTGGACCCCGCAGTGCTGCATCTGGCTCGCCACCAACCACCCACCAAAGTTCAACTCAGACGATGACGCGATCTGGAAGCGAGCCAAGCTGGTTCCGTTTCTGACCCAGTTCCATGATCGTGAGATCACAGACATGGCCCGCAAAGTGCTCTGTCCAGAAGCAGATGGCATCCTGAACTGGCTCCTGGCGGGACTACGGGAGTACCTGACGCATGGGCTTGAGGAGCCAAGGCAGGTCGAAGAGGCTGCCATCGACCAAAGGGTCCAGTCTGACTCGGTAGCCCGGTTCGTCGATGACCGTATCTGCGATGGAGTCCTACTCCTGGGTACCGACAAAAAGATCAGAGCCAATATCCTGCATCTCATGTACATCGAGTGGGCTCGACAAGCCGGCGAACGGCCGGTGAGTAATCGACGTTTCGCCAACCGGTTGATCTCCAACTTCCCCTTCCTGGTGCAGGCTCGACAGGAGGGACATGCCTACTGGCAAGGTATCGGACATAACCCAGCAACGGGGATACTTGGGACAATATTCTAGAATCGGGCAAATCGCCTGACACTTGCATACTGTGTCAGCATGCTGGTACTGTACCTTCTATGGCTCACCTCCCCCCGGGGGAAAGGTTCCCCCCCTTGCTCCTCCCTACAGAGGTAGCGATACTATTCGCCGTGAATGTCACCACTGTCCGGAAATGGGCGCAAAAGGGAACTGTGGCGTCTATTCGTACGCCCGGTGGATATCTCCGGATTCCTGCGGATCAGCCCCTGATCCGAGCGAGATTGAATGGACTAGATGCAAATTTCAATTTCGATAGATTCAATCATTATCCCACCTAGAATGCACCCTGCTGAGGACAGCAAGGGTCTCAGTACCAAGATACCTATTCTGGTTACCCCCCAGGGTAGTGTAGATGGTCCATTTATTCTGATAGATGGGCTCCGTAGACTGAACGCAGCTAAGCAGCTCAACCGAACAGAGATCTGGGCAGAGGTGGTGCATACCTTCAAGGATGCCTGCTCCAACCTCAGCACGACGCACAAGGGTAACATCATCACGACACGCCGCATATTCGAAATATACATGACACTTGTGCCCTTGATGAATTTATACAGATACAAGAGTCAAGGAAAGAAACAGGTACTCGCCCGTGAAATACTTTACGAGGCACTGGGGCTATCTAGCAGGATTACTCCTAGCGAGTTCTCGGCAATCCTTCAAATGTATAGGGCAGCTGATCTTAATCGGATCCCTCTGGCTATCAAAATGGTCGAAGTCATGGAGCGGGGGGATCTCTCGCCGCATGCGGCACGTCAGCAATACTCTAGGAAAAGGTTCGGAGATCCTCGGGCATTGCTAAGAGGTCGAAAAGTAGAACCCCAAGGAAGTGTCCTCAAGGCATCCGATCAACGGCAGATCGTCAACACTGCCATCGCTACTCTGAGTGGTGTGACCAAAGGACTAAACGAGCTAGGACCATGGAGCACGCAAATTTCTCGCCAGGAACTAGATTCCTGGGTCAAGGAGCTGGTCGCTCAACGGACCCTTTTAAATAGAACTATCAGGTTAGCCAGAACATCCACCCTAAGGAGTTCCCAAGATGGTTAAGGTTAATGTGGTCTCCCCCATGGAGACCTTCGCGGAAGAAGAAATCTTGATCGCCGACTTGACGGTGGATCGAAGAGTTCAGCGCAGCGGTTACGATCTAACTAAGATCGAATGGATCATTCTCCGCTTCAACCCGGGCGCGTTAGGAGTCATAACGGTCTCGCGCCGGAAGGATCGTTCGACCGTCATCATTGATGGCGCCCACCGCGTGGAGGCTGTTCGAAGGGTCAGCGAAAACACAGGCAAGGTTCGTTGCCACGTCTTCACTGGTCTGACCCTGGCCGAGGAAGCTCAGATGTTCCTCGATCTGAACCATACCTCAAAGCCGCTTTACATCGACCAGTTCCGGGTCCGAATCGAGGCAGAGGATCCCGTCGCAGTGGGAATCTCCAAGATCGTTCATTCCTACGGTTGGACCATCTCTGGGCAGGCCGTCAACGGGAACATCAACGCTCCCGCCGCATTAGAGCGACTTTGGCGGCTGTCTTCGCGGCTGGAGTTCGAGCCCAACCTGGTACAGCTCACCATCCTGGTAGTTACTCGCTCCTGGGGAACGGAGCGGGCCGGAGTACATGGTGTGATCCTTGACGGAATTGGACGTTTACTGGCCGAGCACGGATCTAGGCTCAACGTAGACAACCTGATTGAAAGGTTACGCCTCTTCAAGGGTGGCCCGAGCCAGCTTCATATCGAGGCGACTCAGTTTGCTGCGCTCCAGAAGATGCGAGTATCGATGGCCGTCGCATCGCTGTGTACAGCCGAGTATAACCGTCGCATGCGCAATAACGGACTCCCCGCGTGGGGACGAAGGGCCTAACCTCAGTTCACCGATAAAGGAGTAGATCATGAACTGGCCCGAGGCAACCGTTTGCATCGTCACTGTTATGGGAACGGTCCTCCTTGTCATTGGCTGGCCTTGGTCTAAAGGATCGAGAGGAAGATCATGAAGTTCAATATTGGTGACCACGTCGCAATGCCGGGCGTCCCGATCGTGGTGGAGGTACTGGAGTTTGGTATCTGCTGGGAGGACCAAGAATGTTCTCTCGGCGCCAGTACCACCTTTCGGTTCAAGGACCCGCAGACTGGACAGGACGATTGGATGCATGTGATTGAGTTCGAGAAGGTGGCCTAAATGACCTACGGAGGCGGGACAGAAGGAGAACATTCATGAGGCTGTTCAAGATGGTTCGTGATGTCGACGTAACCGGTATCAGTGGCACCGGCGTAGTGGCCACTGGCGTTGAGTTTGATGACGGTTTTGTGGTGATCCGCTGGCAGGGTGAACGCCCGTCCACAGTGATCTGGGCATCCCTACGCGACGCGGAGGCTATCCACGGCCACGAAGGGAAGACCCGGTTCGTAAACCTGGCCTTTGTTCATGTTGAAGGACCTGAGCAGAAACCATCCGCATCATAACGAACATAGGAACCCACACAGAAAGCGCTAACATGCCTATCTTCCAGCTACGCATCGATATCAAGTCTTTCGTTGGCCATCCGTACTGGCCCGAACGGGAACGACTAATTAATATCACCAAGGAGTCTGGGATGAGCCGGGCTCGCTCAACGGCTAACCGTAACAAGGCCCTGGAGCAGCATCTGATCACGCTGGGCATGACGCTCACGGACTATGAGGAGTTGGAGAGACTGGCCAATCGATCTTTCTATACGGATGCCGAGGACAGGGTCATGATCCCCAAGCATGTCGTAGATGGCATGCTTACCGCCGCCTGTGACACCATCCGCTCCGCGGGCAAGCCCTGCCCCTCCGACATGGTCCGTGTAGTTCTTCGAGCCTCACCATGGCACAGCGACCGCAGCCCTGATGACGCGTTGATCTGGGAACGTTACGTTGTGGTCTCCGCTGGCACCGGAGCCAAGCTGTCGAACCAGCGAGCCCTGCGGCGTAACTCTTACCTGGGTGCTGAGCCACCCGGCGAGGTTCCTGCGACTCCAGCGATGACGTGTACCGGCACCCTCGACCTTGACCCGGAGATGGTCAAGCCAGCTGTAGTAGAACAAATGTTACGGTGGGCTGGCCAAAATACCGGGATCGGTGCCAGCCGGAAAATGGGCTGGGGTCGGTTCGAAGTTCTCGAGTTCTCAGCCTTGAAGTAGTAATCACCCCACGCCCGACGCCCGCGCCCGCGCCCGCGCCTGCGCCCACGTCCCCCGCCTGCGTCACCGCCTCCGCCGACGCTTACGCCAACGCCGCCGTTCGGCGCCCACGCCGCCGCCGCCGCCTGCGCCAACGCCGCCGCCGACGCCCACGCCAACGCCTTCGTTCGGCGCCTACGCCACCGTCGCCGCCAACGCCTACGCCACCGTCACCGCCTGCGCCCACGCCACCGTCACCGCCTGCGCCGACGCCGCCGCCACCGCCGCCGCCCACGCCCACGCCGACGCCCGCCGCCACCGCCGACGCCACCGCCGCCGCCCACGCCCACGCCGACG